CGCGGTTTGCTTTTTGCGCTATCCCGATAAGTCATTTAAAAGACCGGGGTTGGGGGGGGGGGTAGGGGGAAATCCGGCCGGCAATTGCAAATCGACCTACACGCATTTTCACGCGAAAGACCGGGGTGCGTTGTCCAGGCCCGCCAATTTCAGTAGCAGGCTATGCAATATTGATGACCAGAACCGAACAGCAATGTCCGATGACGTAGCCAACGCCGTATCTGAATTGACCCATGGCCCCGCAATGCAGGCGCTCACTGAGCGGCAGCGCAATTTCGTGCTGGCTATGGCCGCTGATCCGTTTGGTTCGCAAACTGACTGGGCCAAGTCTGCTGGGTATCAGAACAGCGAGGGTGGCTTTCGGGTACAGGCATGCGTTGTGATGGCGCATCCGAAGGTGAAAGCCGCGGTCCTCGAAGTCGCGAAGCAGCTATTGCACACGGTCGGCCCAATCGTTGCCACGAATGCTTTGTTGCGGGCGGCTGCTGATCCTACTGATCGCAATCATATTAAAGCGGCCGAGTTGATTGCGAACCGGGCTGGGCTGCATGAGGTTCAGGAAATCCACGTTCACAAGACCGATGACACGTTCGAGGCCAAGCTTGGGCGCATGAAGCAGTTGGCTGAGTTTCTCGGCATTGACCCGCAGCAGATTGCAGGGGCGAACAAGACCAAGGTGATTGATGTCACTCCCGCGAAAGATTGACGAAACCAACATTGACCAGCTTCTCGCCGGCCTGGAAACTGCCGTTGAGCACAAACGCTATGGCGGTCAGTGGCATTTCTTTGCGCCCTACGCCAAGCAGAAAGAATTTCTGGATCTGGGTGCCACGAAGCGTGAGCGGCTCTTTATGGCCGGCAACCAGAACGGCAAGTCAATCACTGGCGCGTTCGAAGGGGCCTGTCACGCGACCGGGAAATATCCCGATTGGTGGGGAGGGCGGCGCTTTACTAGGCCAACGCGGGGCTGGACTTGTGGGGAAACGGGCGAGGTCATCCGCGATGTGATGCAGCGCAAGATGTATGGTGCGCCGGGCGTGGAAGCCGATTGGGGCACCGGCATGATTAGCCGCGCTGATTTGGTCGACAAGTCCCGCTCCCGTGGTGCGATGGATCTACTGGACACGGTTCAGGTCAGGCATGTATCGGGTGGCGTGTCCACAATCACTGCCAAGTCTTACGAGCAGGGGCGCCCGAAGTTTCAAGGCGAGTCGGTTGATTGGCTGTGGTTCGATGAAGAGCCGCCGATGGATGTTTACGCGGAAGGGTTGACCCGCACGACAGCCACGAACGGCATTGTGTTTATCACGTTCACGCCGCTGCGGGGCCGTACCGATGTGGTCAATCGTTTTCTGGACGAGGCCAATCCCGATCGCGTTGTCGTGTCGATGACCATTGATGACGCGCTGCACATTTCTGCGGAACAGCGTGCGGGGATGATTGCGGCCTGGCCGGTCCATATGCGCGAAGCTCGCGCTATGGGCGTTCCGATGTTGGGGAGTGGGCGAATCTTAACCACACCGGAGGAGCAGATCATTGAGGAACGCATCGAGCCGCGGAACATCCCGCCGTATTGGGCGAAGATTTGGGGCATCGACATTGGCATCGGGCATCCGTTCGCGGCCGTGCTCCTGCTGTGGGACAAGGACGCTGATGTCATACACGTTCACCACACCATCCGTATGTCTGATGCTTTGCCCATTATGCACGCTGCAGCTATGCGGCCGGTTGGCGCCGAAGTACCAGTTGCGTATCCCAAAGATGCCGGTGACCGAGATCGTGGTACCGGAGTACCCATAGCGCGGCTGTACAAGCAGCAGGGCCTGAAGTTGCTGCATGACCACGCCACGCATCCTGAAGGCGGCGTATCGACCGAAGCTGGCATCATGGAGTGGGACGAACGCGAGCGGACTGGCCGGCTGAAAGTGGCGCGGCATCTGTCGGACTGGCTCGAGGAACGCCGCATGTACCATCGCAAGGATGGGCAGATCGTCAAGGTCAAGGACGATCTAATGTCAGCGACGCGTGTCGGGCTGATGATGAAGCGGTTTGCTAAGAGCGTGCAGCTTGGTGGCGGTCCCCCGCCTGGTGGCAATGGCGATCCCGGTCAGCGTTTCGCGGTTGGTTCGGCTAATCATCCTGGCGGTGCATATGACATCTTCGGAATCTGACGAGGCGATCATCGCCTTTCTGCTGTGGTGCTTGGCGCAAAAGCGCAAGCTTCATTAGGCGGTGCGTTGTGGGCGCCGTTTAACTTACGTACGTAAGCCGTACCGTTGGGACTTTTCTCCGGTTCCGACGCCTTTCGGCGGTTGCGGGCCGCGGCGGGACCCCTCCTCACCCGCCGCGGCTACTCTTTAGGAGCATGCATGTCTGGCAAGGGTTCGCCCGGTAACGAAACTCCGCAGCATTGGGCCGCGCTGCGCGAGGCAGAGCGTCGCGGATACGAGAAGCCGGGCACGACCGAACGCCTTATTCAAGAAGCCGCAGAACGCGAGAAGGCGGCAGTCGCCAAGGTGGTCGAGGCTGTTAAGGCCGACATCGCTAAGTGGTCCGCGAAAGCAAAAGGATTGTTCAAGTAATGAGAGAAACACCTATTCACCTGAGTGAAGGCGAGATTGCCAACATGCAGGCCCTTATCGATCAGGGTGAGCTGTCGAAGGACGCGATCAAGAAGCATTTCGAGGCAGAGGCGCGCAACGTCTATGGCTTCGATGCGAAGCGCGATCGGCATGGCAACTGGATCGAGCAGGGCATTGGCTCGAAGGGCAGGGAAACCAGCAACCACTTCAATTCAATCCGCCGCTACGAGGGTAAGGAAGCCTACGCGGATGCGGTGCGCGAAATCTGGAAGCGTGATCCTAAGCGCGCCGGCGAGCTCGGTCTGCCGAAAATCAAGGAGCCCGCATGAGCAATCGCAGCACCTACGAGTCGTCGGTTGCGGCCGCGTCAACGCCGCGCGTTTCCTCTAACACAAGCAATGCGACCACGGCGCAGGAAAGCATCAACGTAGTTGGTGCGATCAACGGGAAAATCCTGCAGCGCGGCGTTTCTGTTGCCGACGATCTGACCATTCGCGCGGCGAACACCGCCTATGTCGTGGCCAAGCAGAAAGCGGCCATGCTCGAACAAGTCACGATCCAGAACGCCAAGGATTTGCTGCGGTCGACTGGCGACACTGGGCCGGCTTGATGCCAAACCCCAACATCGGAATGTCGGTGCCGGGCGCAACCTCGCTGATGGGGGGCGGCCCGCCCAGCATTGCCGATCAGGTCAAAGGCGAGACTGAGGAGGAACGCCGCAAGCGGTTGCTGAAAATGCAGGCCGCGAAGCAGTTGCCGGTCGGCGCCAGTTCTCTCGGTCAAGGATACGGGACCGCATTGGGGAGCCCATAGATGGCTCGTCAATTTGCTGAACGCACGATTGGTTCTGCAGAGGAACAGCTAGTTCGCGAGCTCCTCAAGCTGTTTTATGAACTCACCACTTATCGCAATATCTTTGCCGGTCAGTGGGAAGAAGGCGCCGCGATTGCCGATCCCGACAGCCGCAACACGTTCTTTTACGGCAGCTATAACTTTCCAGGCGTCAAGAAAACCCAGCAGCAAGTCGACGGCTCAACAGCGCTGGCGATCCAACAATTTTGCGCCATTGCCGACTCGCTCATCACGCCGCAGAACCGTTTGTGGCATGGATTGGAAAGCGATCCTTATGTGATGAAGGACCGCGACACGCGGGCCTGGTTTGATGACGTGCGCTCGGTCCTGTTCACCGAACGCTATCGGCCGCAGGCCAATTTCGCCGGCAACAATTTTCGCATCTGGAAATCATTGGGCGCCTTCGGTAACGGCATCATGTTTGTTGACCCGCTCGATCGGCGCTGGCACAGCGGCCGGCCAGGGCTGCGTTATCGCGCCTGCCATTTGCGCGAATGTTTCTTTGCCGAGAACCATCAGGGCATCGTTACCACGATGGTTCGCTGGTGGCGCATGACTGCGCAGCAGGCTTACGAGAAATTCGGCTTCGTACCGCCGAATTTGAAGCCGGCATTAGAGAAGCAACTGCAGACGCCGTATCAGTTCCTGCATTGCGTGCGTCCGCGCGGTGTCGATGATCTTGACCCGCAACGGCTCGATGAAAAGGGAATGCCGTTCGAAAGTCATTACGTTTCGATAGAGGGCATGTGCCTGATGGCACCGGCTGGCGGCTATCACACGTTTCCTTATGCCGTGTCCCGTTACGACCAAATGCCCGATGAAGTTTATGGCCGCGGCCCGCTGCAGCTCGCGCTGCCGTCAGCTAAGACGCTCAATGCCGAGAAGTCGATATTCCTCAAGACTGGGCATCGCGCATCCGATCCGGTTTATCTGATTGGCGATGATGGGTTGTCGTCGTTCGATATGACGCCGGGCGCTAAGAATCCCGGCACCATGTCGCCGGATGGCAAGCCGCTGGTGGGCACGCTGCCGGTCGGCGACGTGCATATCACGCTGGAAATGATGCAAGAGGAACGCGGGCTGATTGAGAATTTCTTTCTCACGCCGCTGTTCAAAACCTTGATGCAAAACCCTCAAATGACCGCAACTCAGGTCGTGGAGTTGATCAATGAGCGAGCCATGCTTGTTGCTCCGACTCTTGGCAGGCAACACTCTGAGTATGCAGGAAATCTTGTTCCTCGCGAGATTTCGCTCCTGCAAAGAATGCGGGACGCCGGCGGGAAGCCCAAAATTCCCCCAATGCCGCCGCGTCTTAGGGAAGCAATGGGGTATTACGAAGTCACCGACACATCGCCGCTCGCTTTACAGGCGCGTGCTTCACAGGCTGCGGGCGGTCTGCGCACGCTGGATGTAGCGCATCAGATCGCGATCAACTCGGCCGATCCCTCGATCTACGATCATTTCAACTTCGATGCGATGCTGCCTGAGATCGGGCAGATGAATGAGATGCCCGAACGCTGGGCTGCGACGCAGCAGCAAATCCAGGCCAAGCGCCAAAACCGCGCCCGCCAGGCTGCGCAGCAAGCGCAAATCCAGGCACTCCCGGCGCAGGCCGCGATGGTCAAGGCACAAGCCGTCGCAGCCAAAGCTCAACCGCTAGGCGGCGTTGCCCCGCAAGCCGCCCCGCAACCGCAGCCGGCGCCATTATGAGCATTCTGATGACGCAGGGTTGGTACGCCGAGATTGCAATTAACAGTGATCGGCAGACATGGCGCGTCCACGTGATCTTTCCCGACATGGAGCCGTTCGGTCGGCTTGAGTTGTGCTCCATGAAAGACGCCTTTCTGTGTGTCAGCAAAGCTTATGAAATTTGGAAAAGGAAAGCATGAGTAATCCTTTCGCCCACAAAGCCAAAGAAGAAGTTTTGCAAATGTGGCAGTCGCGTGCGTTGCGGGCTGCGCAGGGCAAGCTTGGGCGCGTGCTGCTGCAGGGCATGCGCAAGGAATATATCGGCGTCACCGACACAAGCTGGAGGACGTTACTTGGCTGGATATTCCCGGGCTACAACGGCCAGCTGAAATATCCGAAGCTCCATGGCTATGCGCGCGTCGAACTATCCGGCCGCGTCACCTGCATGATGCTATACGACGGCAACGTAATGTCGCGAACCGCGATATATCGGACCAAAGAGGAATTTGTTTCGGAAATGCGCAAACTGGCCGATGCGATCAAGCTGTCCGATGTTGATCGCGCCGCAATGTTCGCGCTGCTTGGCAAATGGATCACGTCTGATCTGCGCGTCGGTCTGCATGGCGAGAAGCTGGCATCGTAATGATCGAGCAGGCTTGGTATCGCCGCGCAACGGAAAAGCTTGGCTTCCGTCAGAAATCCTATCAGCAGGCTTTCGGCGTCGAAGGCTCGCCGGCCAATCTGGCGCTGGTCGATCTTGCTGATTACTGCGGTGCTTTCCGCAGCGACCTTGCCGGTCTGACCAATGAACAGTTGCGCGAAATGAACGGCCGCCGCCAAGCCTTCTTTCGCGTCTGGACGCATCTGAAACTTTCACCGATCGAAATGGAGCTCGTCTGCAAGCAGGTGCTTGTTCGGGCGGCTTCGCGTCTTTCACAAATTGAAGCAGGAGACTGACAATGACAGATCAACCAGAGCCAGCCGCCGCCCCAAGCGCCGAAGCGCCTCCCGCGGCTGCTGCAAGTGCCCCCTGGCATGCAAACATTGACCAATCGATCAAAGACTTTTGGGTAGCTAAGAAATACGACTTGAGCGATCCGGCGCGGCTCGCCGACGTGGTGTCGCGGTCCTATCAGGGCGCCGAAAGATTGCTTGGCGTGCCGGCCGATGAACTCCTGCGCCTACCGAAGGCGAATGCCGACTCGACCGAAGTCACCACTTTCTGGAACCGCGTGGGTGTGCCGAAAGAGGCCAAGGATTACGATTTCTCGCAAATCAAGACGGCTGCAGGCGAAGCGCCAGATCAAGCATTGGTCGACGCCCTGCGCACGTCGCTGCACGCCAACCGCGTGCCAAAAGACAATGCGCCCGCGGTGCTGCGCGATGTCGTGAAGTATCTCGACGGCAAGCAGAGCGAAGTCAGCGCCAATGCGACCGCAGAGGTGCAGAAGCAGGAGCAGTGGCTAAAGACCAATTGGGGAGCCCGCCACGCTTACAATCTGCAGGTTGCCAAGGATGCTCTTGACCGTTTCGGTCAGGCGTCTGGATTGACCGCGCAACAGACCAACCAGGCCATCGATGCCTTGAGTAAGGTCGGCGGCATTGGTGCGGCCTACGCAATGGAAATGCTGCGCCAGATCGGTTCGCGGATGGGCGAACAGGAATTTGTTGCCGGCGGCTTGCGGCCCCTAACCGACAATCAACCAATGTCACAGGAGCAGGCCAAGGCTGAGATTAGGGCGCTCATGAATGACAACGATTTCAGGGCGCGGCTGTTGGCTGGCAATGTCGAAGCCAAGCGCAAGTGGGACAATCTGCATTCGCTTTCGACCGGCGTTTATACGCCGCGGGCAGTTGCATAGATGGGCTACATCACTCTCTATGCCATTGTTTGCTTGAACTTGGCGCAGGACGGTACTTGCGTTCGGGAAATGGTCACGGACAGTGCACAAAACACCATGACGATCGCCGGTTGTCTCGGGGTAGAAGGGCAAGTTTCGGCGCAGAAGTTTGTCGATCAGCACCCGCTCTATCGCACCTGGCATCTTAAAGGCTGGGCTTGTCAGATCGGCAATCGTCGGCCGCCCGAAAATGGGAGGGCATGATGCTTTATTCGCGGCAATGGTGGGAAATGGATCGCTGGCCCTGGGCGCGTTTGGGGCCGATCGTCACCTACATGAAAGAATGTTACAGCTACGTTGTGGTGCCGCAGCCTAAGAAACCCGCGGAAAATGAGGACAAGTAGCACCCTGATGCGGACAAAAAAATCCGGTGCGTTGTGGCGCTGATCGCGCTGCCGTACACAGCCAATCATCCGAGTGTAGCTGCGTCCCGAAAGGATAAACGCAGCCGGAAGTAACGGCCCCATAGCTGGATACGCCGTAAGTCCATCTGACGCTAGACCCCGTTTTGCGGCGGACAAGTCATAGGTCGCCACGCAACTCTTGCGAGGATGCACCCCTATGGCAACGGCATCGACCCCGTACCCCACTAGTAACCTGGGCCTTTACCCTGATTTTACTGCGCAGTATTCGAGCAATCTCGAATTGCTCCTGCAGCAGAAGCAAAGCTTGCTTCGCCCGCATGTGACCACGCAAGGCGGCCTAGTGGGCAAGATGGCTTCGCCCGTCACGCAATATTCCTCGATCACGATGAAAGCGCCTCGCGGCCGCTTCTCTCCGGTCGATCATGTGAACCCTTATTCCATCAGACCCTGGATGTTCCCGCAGCCGGGCGAGATTGTTGAACTGATCGACAGCTTCGACAAACTGCAAACCATCGTTGATCCGACGAGTGGTTATGTCCAGGCAGCGGCGGCGGCCACTGGCAGGTACTGGGATGACGGAATTATCTCGGTCGCGACTGGCTCGCGCCAGATCGGCACCGACATCGGCGCGTTGACCACCGACAACTTCGTCACCGGCACTTTCCAGGTAGCGCACGGTTTCGGCGCCTCGGCGACAATCGGATTGACCGTCGCTAAGATCATCGAGGCGCGGCGTATCCTTGAGCATTATCACAACGATCTGCAGGCCGATCCACCGACCCTCATCATCGGCTCGCAGCAGAAAGCGGACCTGCTCAACCAGACCGAAGTTGTGTCGACCGAATTTAACGATCGGCCGGTGCTGGTGAACGGTCAGTTGCAGCAGTTCCTTGGCTGTAACATCGTGGTTTCTGAGCGGCTTTCAGTTACCTCTAACGACCGCAACGTTTTCATGTTCGTGAAATCCGGCCTCATGTTGGGGCTTTGGAAGGACATGGAAAACTATATCGACCAGCGCGTTGATCTGTCGGGTCGCCCCTGGCAGTTGATGACGCAGACGATGTTCGGCCCGGTTAGAACCCAAAATGGAAAAGTCATTTCCATCTTGTGTAACGACACAACCGGCAACGACATCACCCCGTAAGCGGAGCGAAACATGGCAAACGACAGCGTTAAATCGACTTCGCTTACCGACCTCGACGCAATCCCGGTTGCAAATCTCAACGCCGGGCAAGGGCTCGGTGGCCGGTATGTCACGGTTGACGATTTCTGCGCGGCAACCGCGGCGGGCCTGCAATCTTCGGGTTCTTACTACAAGCTGGTGCGGGTGCCGACCGGCGCCCTGCCGAAGTCGGTCATGCTCGCAACTGACTCGGGGCCAAATCTGAACGGCGCGCTGGCCTTCCAATTATCGTGGGTTTTCTCAGACTCGACCCTCGACGGAACGCCAAGCTACCTGCAGGGCTTGATCCCGACCAACGCCAACACCGGCGGCACGACCACGCTTGCATCACCGTCTAACCCGAACGCCATGTATGGCTTCTGGAAGCCGACTGCTGCGGCCACCGCGATCAACTTGACCGAGTTTGTGTTGAACAACCTCCCCGGCAGCTACACCATCACTGGCGGTTTCTTCAATCTGCCGCTGTGGCAATTGTTTGGCTTCACCGACAACCGCGGCAATGCTTCCGATCCAGGCGGCTACTTCGACTTGCTCGCCTATGTCGCGACGGGTGCCACGACCGGCGGCGCCTGCAACATCTACGCCCAGGTCAAATACTCGATCTAAGGGGTAGCGAATGACGGCGGTATCGTTTTCAATCAATCGCGGTTCGGCGTCGGGCACTGGCAAAGTTTCCGACATCACGGTCGGCGCCTTGGCGCCGAACGCGAATGACATCGAGCTGCGTTGGAACCAGACGGACGCGAGCGGCAAGAACGTTACGCGCAAAGACCTCAAGCTTGCGCTTGAACGCTTCATCCACGCGATCAAGCAGGGCGGTGCTACCGTCAATTACACAACCGGCGTCATCGGGCCGCCATAATAAGAAGGTCGCGACATGGCGACTTCCTCTACGCAGTCGGTCCAATTCTCCAATATTGGGACGGGTGCAACGGCGCAGTTTGCCATCAAGGGCGGTAAGTATTCGGCCTCGTCTAGCGCCACGTTTGGCGGCGGCAACCAGCAATTACAAATCCTCGCGCTTGACGCCGTGACTTGGATCAATGTCGGCTCGTCCATTACCGCGGCCGGCCTCACCACCTACGACCTTCCGCCGGGCCAATATCGCTGGAACATCACGACGGCGACCGCAAACTATATCGCGCTGACCACAGTCCCCGGCGAGAGTTAAGATGGCGGGCGCGACCAAATCGCTTCAATTCTCCAACATCGCCGCCACCACAGCGGGCGCTGCGTTCCTTGGCGGGAAGGCGGCCAGCACCGTGCACGCGACTTTCGGCGGCGGCAACGTGCAATGGCAAACCCTGGCATTGGACGGAACGACGTGGATCAACGTCGGCTCATCGATCACGGCCGACAACTTCGTCGTGCTTGGCGATCTTCCGCCGGGCCAATATCGCCTGTCCGTGACCACAGCCACGGCCGTTTATGCTGCGCTAACGACGATCACAGGCGAGTCCTAGTGCGTTGTGGCGCGGTGGCGCAGCGGCCATAACCGCGGCCGATGAACTCTGCCGAGTACCTTTTCGACAATATTATTATGGCGATGCGCAAGGGCGACCGCGCCACTGCGTATGAAATGGTCACGGAACTCCTGCGCGTAAAGCCGCAGCATGCCGATGCTTGGGCCTTGCGGGCGCGGCTTGAGGCCGATGCGGGCCGGCATTTCAACGCCATGCTGCATCATGGCTTTGCCACGCAACTTGCACCCGATCGCTTCGATCTATGGGCCAATCGCGGTATGGATGCGATGGGCGCCCGCATGTTCAAGGAGAGCGAGGAAAGCTTTGAGCGGTCGCTAAAGCTCAAAGAGACTTATGAGGGGCATTACAATTATGGCAATTTGCTATCGGGGCAGATGCGGATTGACGAAGCTGTCGGGCACTTCAAGGCGGCTGAGAAGATCGGCGGCCCGATCAATCCGCAAATTTACGCCAATCTCGGCGTGGCGCTGATCGGTCAGGGCAAGTGGCGAGAAG